GGATAAAACGGAGCATAATATCCGGATCCTACAAATCAAGAAGAAAACCGGGGTCACATCTTACGACGTAAAGGACGGCGGAACGGTTAAACAATCGCTTACGACCTACGGTTACGGCGGACACCTCGATGATCCCGATACGCCGCAAGCGGATATAAATTTCGGAACTCCGGAGGAAATATATTTCAACCTCACAAATCAATATCCGGCGGCAAATCTGTTCACGGGGTATTGGTTCGACTATGTTGCGGAGATCACCGACAAGGATTCCAAGTTAATGACGGCATATTTCCGGCTGAACGAGATGGACATATACGGATTGGATTTCGCCCGGCTCATTTACATCGACGGCGCGTTGTGGCGATTGAACCGGATCATCGATTTTAACCCGTTGAGCGGAGAATCCACGAAAGTTGAGTTATTAAAGGTCATGGAACTTTCATACGAATAAGATGGCGGAAGAAAAGGTAGGCATAAAAATAGAGGTCGACGGTTCGCAAGTCACGAAATCCGTCGGCAATGTCCGGAAGGAACTAAAGGAGGCGAACGCGGAACTCGTCCGGGCTCAAAAAGAGTTCGGCGACTATTCGCAACAAGCCGTCGAGGCGGCAAAGAAAGTCGCGCAACTCCGCGATCAAATATCCGAAGCGGCGGAAACGGCGAAACTATTCGATCCGGGAGCGAAGTTTCAAGCGTTCAGTGGAGCGATTAATGCCGTGGCCGGAGGATTCGCCGCCGTCCAGGGTGCGCTCGGATTGGTCGGAGTTGAATCCGAGGATCTGCAAAAACAACTCCTAAAAGTCCAATCCGCGTTGGCATTGTCCGAAGGGTTGTCCAAGATCACCGATTCCGCAAAGGATTTCCAACGATTGAACGCGGTCATTCAGCAAACGTCGGTGTTTCAGAAAGGACTTGCTGCCGCGAATCTTGCTACCGCAGCCGCTCAACGCGCACTCGGCATCGCCACCGTCACAACGTCAACCGGATTCAAAGTTCTGCGCGGTGCAATCGTCGCCACGGGTATCGGTGCGCTCGCCATTGGGTTGATCGCGTTAGTGCAGAATTTCGACAAGGTTAAAAAAGCGGTACTCGATTTTATTCCGGGATTGGGCGCGGCGGCGGATGCCATCGGACGAGTTTACAACCGGATCACGGATTTCATCGGCATAACCTCCGAGGCACAACGCCAGACGGAACGGGTACTCAAAGCCAACGCCGCAGCCATAAGGGCAACGGAGCGCGAATTGGACGTCAACGGCGACAAGTATGATGATTATACCAAACGAAAGATTGAGGCGAATTTACGGTACCGGAAATCGTTTGAGGAACTAACCAAGGACGAAAGCCTATCCGTCGCCGAACGCGATAAGTTCATAAAGGAGGCGCGAGAACGAGCGAATCGTGACATCGCATCGGCGGACAAGGATCGACAAGCGGCGGCGGACAAGATTGCGGAGGATGCAGCGAAAAAGGAATCGGATCGGCAAAAGGCGGCATCGGATCGGGCGAAGGCCGCGGCGGATCAACGGTTACAAATCGAGCAACAAGGCGAAACGGAACTCGCGGCATTACGCCGGGATAATTTACTCGCGGCAATAAAGGACGAGGATCAACGCCGGATCAAGGAGATCGAACTCGACTTAAAAGCGACCGAGGCACGTGTCAACGCCACGAAATTGTCGGAGGATCTGAAAACGCAAATCATCATTGAGGCGCGGAAAAAAGCGGATACCGAAATTCAGGCGATTAATCAAAAGGCATTCGACGACGAAGCGGCACGGATCGCAGCCAACGCGGCGGCGGAACAAGAATTGCGCGATCAATTAGCGCAAGAGGCGACGCAAAGGGAAATCGAACGGAAATTGTTGTCGCTCGAGGCATTGCAAGAGGTAGGGCTGGATCCCCAAACGGATCTCGAAGCACGTGAGGAAGCGTTGAGGCAAGCGGACGAACTAAACACGCAATACCTCGCGAAAGGGATTATCGATTATGAGGCATACGTGAAGCGCAAAAAAGAGATTGCGACGGCTGAAATCAAGATCGAAGAAGATAAAAAGGCGGCACAACTTGCGACGCTCGATGCGGTCGCGCAAGGATTGAACAACCTCGCCAATTTGGTTGGGCAAAATACCGCAGCCGGGAAAGCATTGGCAATTGCAGCGGCAACGATTGACACGTACACCGCCACCGCAAGCCAATTCCGAGCAGCGTCCGCGAATCCGGTAACGATTGCGAATCCGGCATATCCGTACATCATCGCGGCATCGTCAATCGCTGCGGGTCTTGCACGTGTCCGGCAGATTGCATCGGTCAAAGTTCCGAACTCGTCCGGCGGTGGAGGATCCGCGCCGTCATTCGGGGGTGGATCATTCAGCGCACCCGCCGTATCTGGTGCCGCACCGCTACAACCGCAACGACCGTCGGCGCAAGTATTCGAGTTGGGGCAACAATCACTCCGGGGCATCAACACCGCATCAACCCGGGCATACGTCGTCGAATCCGACATAACATCGTCGCAAGAGCGTGTATCGCGATTGAACCGTGCGGCAAGGTTGGGATGACATTTCTAATTATCAAAAATGGCAATCATGCAAGAGGAGCTACCAATTTACGAACTCAAAATAAGCGAAGCGGACGAGGGGAATTTCGAAGTCGACTACATCGCACTTGTTGATCGTCCGGCGATTCAACGGAATTTCCAAGCGTTCGCGGATCAATTCGTCGAACCCGGGGAATCCGAAACGGAATCCGAGTTCATCGGACGCTGCATCCCGGCAATGATTGGCGAAGGGTACGAACAAGATCAAGCCGCCGCGATATGTTACACGAAATGGCGTGATCGTGACGGTATGGGTGAGGATTTCGAGGAAAGCATTAAGGACATCCCCGACGACGTTCGCGCCAACGCCCGGAACGCGGTCGAATGGGCGGACAAAAACGGGTGGGGTTCATGCGGTACTCCCGTAGGGAAACGTCGCGCATCGCAATTAGCGGATCCTTCCGGGGCGGTATCACTCGACACCGTTCGCCGGATGTACTCGTTTCTTTCCCGGCATGAAAAGGATCTCGAATCATCGAAAGGATATTCGGATGGATGCGGAAAACTCATGTACGACGCATGGGGTGGAAAAGCCGGATTGAGATGGTCGCGGAACGTACTCCGCCAAGCGTCCGAGGTAAAGTTAGCGATCCAAGATTCCGCGCAAAGGATTGTGTCCGGCGCGTTGATGATCCCGGATAAATTGATCCTCCGCCGTGATCAACAAGGGGAATATTTCATTAAGTTTTCGCCGGAAACGATTAAACAAATCGCCATCCGATTCGCGAAACAAGGGTACCAACGGAACGTCAACCTCCAACATGACAAGGATCAACGCGTCGACGCGGTACTATTCGAATCATGGGTAAAGGATAGCGAACGCGGGATCGGGGGCATGAAGGGATACGAAGATCTTCCCGATGGCACGTGGTTCGGATCGATGAAAATTACCGACGACGAGGGTTGGGCAAAGGTCGAAGCCGGGGAAGTGAAAGGATTTTCCGTTGAGGGGATCTTTCAATACGAACGCGCCGAACAAACAAAGGATGAGGAAATAATGGCGCGGATCATCGACATTCTCCAATCCATCGGGTAACAATTTACGCAAACCACTAATTAACGACATGGCGGGCAATTTCTTACCGGCAACGTACAACATCAAATTAACGAAGGGCAACACGTGGCAATCCACGTTCGCCATCTTCAAAGATTCCGTCGCCGTGAACCTTTCCGGCGCGGAGGTACGAATCCAGATCCGGCGCAAAGCAACGTCCACAACGGCGGAGGTAACGATTACCGAAGCGGACGGGATAACGGTAGGCGGTGCATCATCGAACGAAATCACGGTATCCAAGCGCGTCAATATCGCCGCCGGGGATTACGTCTGGGATATGCTCACCATAAATTCCGGAGTTTACAAAACCTACATCGGAGGCAAATTTGAAGTGGTCGAGGAGGTCACCGAACCCGCATGAGTTACACGATAAACATAACCGAACAAACGGTCGAAATATTCGACGGTCGCTCATTTTACGGCTCGTTCTATTCCACGCAAGATCAGACGAACGCGGGAGCGACGGCGACGAATAAGATGACATTGAACGTTACCGACATCGCATCCGGAGTATCGATCGTTTCCAATTCACGGATCACGATTGCCAATGCCGGAATTTATAACATCCAATTTTCCGCGCAACTCGACAAAACGGATGCCGGGGATGATGCCGTCGAAATCTGGCTATGTAAAAACGGATCTCCGGTCGCAAATACGAACACTCAAATCACGCTCACCGGAAAAAACGGAAAGCACGTTGCAGCGTGGAATTTCGTAGTCGCAGCGTCCGCAGGAGATTATTACGAATTGTGTTGGCACTCCGCCGACACGGGGGTATTTCTTAACTACGTCGCCGCCGCATCGAATCCGACCCGCCCGGCGATTCCTTCCGTCATTTTAACCGTAACGCAAATATGAGGTACATTTTTATCCTATTCATCGCGCTATTTTCCGTAACCGGATACGCGCAAGATTCAACCGCCATTGATTCCATTCGCCCAAACAAGCGTCCAATTAAGGAGGTCAAAATTTGGCGCGATGGTGTTCAATACGACGCGAACGATATCGACGTCGTGATCGCCTTCGACAACTGCGAATCCTCCGCAACCATTTATTACAAGTTGTCCGATTCGACCGGAGCAATCGTCGCAGACGGGAATATCACGATCGCCGGAGCGGACTACAAGGAATGGGCATCGAAGCCGAACCATAACCGCACCGCGACAAATTACGCGATGCGATATCTCAACTTACAAGAAGCCGCACGCCGTCGCGCTATACGTGCCGCACGTGCCGCCGCAACCGTCACACAATAAAACAAAATACAATGAGCAAACTTTTCACGATCAATTTTAGCGACCTCGCAAAAGGTGCCGTCGTCGCAGCACTCGCCACCGTTCTTGGAATGGTGTCCACGATCTTGAACGCCGGACATTTCCCAAATGCCGCAGATTGGAAAGAGATCGGAATGGCCGCCGCCACCGCACTCGGCGCATACATCGCGAAGAACCTTTTCACCAACTCCAACGGCGAATTACTCGCAGCAGAGAAACCCGCGAACGATTGAGCGTCGTTCCTAAATGGTACACATCGTAAACGTGACTAAATAAAAGCAAGATGAACGCAAAAGAAGCACTTGATAAAATCCGGGAATTGTTCGCAGATGCGGCAATGACACCCGAGCCGGAACCCGCTGCCGCAAAGATGGAAGCGAAAGAGTACGTCCTCGAAGATGGCACGAAAGTACTGGTATCCGAACTGGAAATCGGTGGTATGGTCGCCGTCATGAAAGACGACGGATCATCCGTTCCCGCTCCTGCCGGAGATCATAAACTCGCCGACGGAACGACGATCACGGTTGCCGAAAATGGTGTGATCACATCCGTAGCAATGCCCGCCGCTCCCGCTGAAATGCCGGAGGACATGAGCGCGAAATTCGCCGAAGTTGAAGCCGCCGCCGCATCACTCCGCGACACGCTCAAAGCCGAGAACGACGCACTCCGCGCCGAACTCGATGCCGTCAACATTAAACTCCGTGGGTTGGCTGACGTAGTGTCCGCACTCGTTGAGACGCCCGCCGCCGCTCCGTTGCAAGAACCACGGAACGCCTTCGCCGCAACCGGATCCACGAAAGAAGATAAGTTGAAGCGCGTCGCCTCAATCTTCGACCAACTGAAAGAAAGAAAGTAAACAATAACACAAACAAGAAAAACCGTATAACATGGCATTTTCACTTGGCACATTAACCGCCTACGTTGAGCAGAACGAGCAACTGCTCGTCGCATCTTCCGTCCTCGGCCCGAAAACCGCCGGACTCATTCAGCAATCCGGAAACGTTATGGCGGGGGTAAAGTCCGCTGAAACGATCAACATCATGGACACCGACGCGATTTTTCAGGCGGGTGGATCATGCGGATTCACGACATCCGGAACCACGACGATCACGCAGCGTCAAGTAACCGTCGGCAAGATCAAAGTGAATGAAGCACTTTGCCCGAAAGATCTTGAAGCGTACTACACGCAAAAGGCACTCCCCGCCGGAAGCCGTTATGACACCATCGCCTTCGCCTCCGATTACACAACTCGGAAAGCACAAAAGATCGCCGCTCAACTCGAAAAAGCAATCTGGCAAGGCGATACCACAAGCGTCGATGCTAACCTTTCCCGTTTCGATGGCTTCTGCGAAATCATCAAAGATGCCGGAGCCGCCGTCGTTAACGCGAATAGCGTGGCATATCACGGAAGCGTTGAAACGTCGATCACCAACTCAAACGTGGTTGCGATCTTTGATTCGATTTACAAAGCCATCCCGGCCGAGGTGATCGACAAGGATGATGTGGTTATTTTCTGCGGCATGGACGTTTTCCGCACTTTGACGGTGAAGATCAAAAACGATGATCTTTTTCATTACCAAACCGAAGCGCGTCCGAACGGAGAATTTTTCCTCCCCGGCACCGATATTCGCGTAATCGGAACCCCCGGCCTGAACGGCAAGAATGGCATATACGCCATGCGCTTGTCAAATATGTGGCTCGGTACCGACTTGCTCGATGAAGATCAGAACCGTTGGGAATTGTTCTTCGCTCGTGAAGCCGATCAGGTTCGTTTCGTGGTCGAGTTCAAAATGGGCGTACAAGTTGCGTTCCCTTCTGAAATCGTGAAATTCGAGGTATGATAAAAACAGTCCCCGGCACGCATCCCGCAGAACTGCGCACCCGGCCGGGGCATTTTTTTAACCTTAAAAAATAAATATCATGCCGTGCGCATTAACACAAGGATATACCTTCGATTGCAAAGACAACATCGGGGGGATTAAAAATGTATGGTTCATCGGGTACAACGATGTGTCCGCCGTAACCGAATCGAGCGGCAATATCACCGCGATCACGAAGGCCGCCGGGAAGGTGTTTTACAAATACCAACTCGTCCGGAATACCTCGTCCTACACGGAGAATATCGCATCGACGATCGAGAATGGCACCGTCGTTTATAATCAGGAATTGTTGGTTACGATCAACAAGATGAACACCTCGATGAGGAACGAAATTTTGTTGCTCGCAAAGAATACGTTGATGGCGGTTGTGGAGGATCAGAACGGAACTTATTGGCTGCTCGGTCGCTACAACGGTTTGGACATCACCACCGGAACCGCATCCTCCGGTCTTGCTCAAGCCGATCGGAACGGGTATCAACTTACCTTCACCGGAGGCGAAAAGGAACTTGCTCCGACCGTTTCATCCGGCATCATTTCGGGTCTGACGTCATAAGCATTTTGGGATTAATGGGTTTGAGAGCCGGGGTTTCTACCTCGGCTTTTTTCATTTGTCCAAACTTTCGAGGATCCGCTAATTAATGGCATGATCTATCTTCAACTCGGAACCGTCGTCGATGTGTTGCTCCCGCTGAAAGATGCGGAGACGTTGACATCTCCGAACTATCTTTTTCGGTTCGTTCAACGGACGACGAATGATGAAATCACGTTCGTGAAAACATCCGCTCAAGATACCTCCGCGTATCCGGATCGATACCGTAAATTTTCATTCGATGTCGATCAACTTTTTTGCGGAATGATTGGGGAATATTATTTCTATGTCTACGAACAATCGAGCGCATCCAATACTGATTACATCGCCGCCGGGAATCTGCTTACCTTCGGGGTTGCGTCGCTCGTCGAAGCGGACGGAGATACCTATGAAGTCACGCATTATAAC